TAACAACTTGTTCAGCTATGTTTTGTGCTTGTGTCTGAGTGATTGTAGGAACTACTGATGTAATAGCGTTAACAACATCTTGAACGCTTGTTGGTCTATCAGCAGTAACCACTTGCTCTGTAACAGCAGGAGTAGTTGTAGGAGTTGTTACAGCTGACGCTCCTTGGGTTGCTGTAATGCTTGGGATTGTTGCAGCAGCACCAAGCAAACTATTCAATGCTGGCGCAGTCGATGAGCCAACAACAGAAACAGTATCCAACAAACTAGGAACAGAACTAGGGACAGTTGTAGCTGCTGATGTTGAAGATGCTAATACATTGGCAGCGTCTTTCAAAGAATCAGCAACAACAGTTGGACTAAATCCACTATTTGTTAGTGCGGTTTCAATCTCTGACAATGTAGCGCCAGCGTCTGCCATTTGCATAGCAATGTCACTAGCATCACCCAGAGTTGCACCACCAGCAGTATTCAAATAACCACCTAAAGCACCACCTGCGCCACCTAGCAATGCGCCTTTTAAAATACTGTCTCCAGTAATAGCGGCTGTACCACCACCGACCATAGCGCCAGTTAATGCACCAGTTGCCAATGTTGACGCTGATGGGCCAAGCAAAGAGGCAGCAGCAGGGCCAAGAACAGGTGTTAAGGCAGCAGCAATAATTGGTGCAAATGCACTAATGTCATCACGACTTGAAGCGCCAGTAGTGTAAAAAACTGGCTTGCCATCAGCGCCTACATCTACTCTGTAAGCAGTATTTCCTTTGCCTTCATAAGTTCCACCAAAAGCATTTCCTGTTTGTCGCTCTGCATAAGTGTTTGGAACTACTTGACCAGTTTCCTTGTTTCCGTAAGTCTCTTGTGTACCAGTTGGAGCAAAATATCCAACTACATTACCATCCATTTCAAGAGGAACAACAAGTGCAGAATCTACTGGCTGACCTTTTAAGTTAACAAAGCCACCACGACCATCTGGTCTTACATCCTCATTTAAACCTGTTTGTGTAACTTTACCAAACTGGCTGATGTCTGTGATACCAATTCCAGCCATGATCTTAGCCATGTCTTTGGCAGCAGTTTCAGCATCTACACCACCTTGCCAATTAGCTGTGTTTCCTCTTGCAAGAATCTGTTTTGTAAGATTATCTACAGGAGAATTTGTAGAACTTGCACTTGCAGGAGTTATTGCTGCTGGTGCTGTTGTCATAGCAGTTGGCTCTGCGGCTTTAGTCTCTGGTTGTTTAAAAGCACCAGTAGAACTAATCTGACTAGCAATGTAGTCATTTAATGAAGCGCCATATTCTGCACTTGGATGCACACCATCAAGCAAAGCGCCTTTAGGGACAGGAACTTGCCTAACATCAATAAATTGTGCGTTGTATTTACTAGCCAAGTCTTTAATACCTTGGTTAATTGCATCAGCAGAAGCAATCATGCTATCTGTGATACCTGCGTCAATGTTACCTGCGTTAAAGTCACCCATCTTTGCAAATGGAGTTACACCCACCAAAATAGGCTTAGTTCCATTTTCTTTAGATAACTTAATCATGCTCTCAATGTTTCTGAGAGTTGTAGCAGGGTCATTGAGCCTAATGGCATCAGCAGCACCAAATCTTAACAATGCTGTTTCTGGCTTGTTGCTAGTGATATAGCTTGCAAAATCACCATACTCAATAGGCAGAACACTACCTGCATAAGGGATGCCAGTACCAGTTAAAGAGTCACTAGATGTAGTACCACCCATTGAGTTGTTAACAGCATTAACCTTTAGTGATTGACCTAGATACTGAGCTAAGTTGTTTCCATAGGTAGTATCAGAATATCCACCACCTTTGTTATCCAAAGCGTAGCCTACAGAAGAACTAATAGAGTCACCAAATACAGCAAGTTGTGGCTTTGATGATTTTTGAATTCCATAGTTGTTCAAACTAGTGGTGTAATCATCTGCTGTAAATTTTGTACCAAACGCATCGTTCCAGAGTTTTGCTGCATCTGATGGCGTATATCCTGCGTCATACAGCAACTTCAAACCAGACTCGGTAGCTTGGTTAGCTGAAGCATTGTTAGCGTTAATCAAACTAAGGAATTCATTAGCACTAAATCTTTTTACTGAATCCATGCCACCAGAGCCACCATCAGCATCAAGATAGTTTCCTGTCATGTTTAATAAAGCCATGATTAACCTTTGATTTCTACATTGGAAGTAATGCCAGCACCAATCTTCATTGCTTTCAATTGTGCTTCTGCTTCAAACTCTTGTTGCTTCATAGCAAAGTAAGCCTGTTGTTTCTCACGCTCAAGCATCAACTTGGCAGCTTCTTTCTCACGCATCATCTGCATTTCAAGAGCAGCCTTCTGCTGTGCCATTTCCATGTCAATCTGCTGTTGCTGTTGCTTTAACTGAATGTCAGCTTGTGCTTTAGCTTGGTTAGATTGAATCTCAGCCTGTGTTCTAGCCATCATTGCTTGAACTTCTGGAGGCATTTGTTGCTCTTGTGGAGGAGGAGGGTTACTCAAGGCTTGATCTTGCTCTGGTGTAATAGACTTATAGAACTCACCAGAATCCTTGAAACCTGCAATCTCAACCATGCGTCCCAAAGTAGAACGATATTGGGCAGGGGAGACATAAGGATTGGCAGGGCCGTACTGAGCAATCAGTTGCTCTTGTTTAGCCAGAACCATTGACAGCATAGCCATTTGTTCTTGTCTGTTACCTGCACCCAAACCAACATTGATAGCAACATCGTATTGGTTAGCCCATGTGCGAGGGTCAAACTCTACGAATTCGCCACGCATACGCACCAAACGAGGCTTGTCTTGGTACTTACAGAGCAAGTGCAAGATGCCTTGGAATAAAGACTTAACGCCTGTCTCTGCAAAGATACGAGCCATTAGTTCAATCTTACCTGCGCCAGCTTGTTGCATAGATGCTACTGCTGCTGCTGTGACATTCTGCAAGATTGATGGGTCTAAGCCTTGTGTAGCATCAGATACGCCTGTACGCTTAGATTGGACTGTATCCAAGTACTGAAGCATTGGGAAAGCCTGAGATGCCACATTCTGCACAACCAATTGTTGCACAGCACCTTGAGACTTAGCACGAATAACACCACCTGCGGTAGATGTAAGCAAGTCATCAAGGTTTACCTGACCTTCAACAGCAACCACTCGTGCATTGTTTGTCAGATATAAGTTATCCAACATCTGACGAGTGATAGTTGTCTTGATTAACTGAAGGTCTGTCGTTCTGTCAGCAAGTGAGTCACCAAAGAACTTGTGTGGAATTGGGATTGGGCAGATAGAGTGGAAAGGAACATAGTCCACCTCCTCAACAGCTTCCTTACCATCTTCATCTTGGAGAATCTCATTTGAAGCGTAGAAAACTTGAGTCAGAGAAGCAATACCTTTGCCATTCATGTCAGTTTTGACATAGCACTCAAACACTTCAATCTCTTGCATTGAAGGGTCATCAGTCTGAACTTGGTATGGTTGCTCACCAGCAGAGAAACGCACAACACGCTCTGGTGTGTACGCTAGTGCATCGTCCATCTGCAAGCCTTCAACTTGCTTCTTATTGAAACCCATAGCAATCAAATCACTACGAGTCAACATCTGACGATGAGCTACGAATGGGCTGTCAGCAATAGTGCGAGCCTTCTTGCTAATCAAGAACTCCTCTGGAGGAACATTCTCAATCGTGACTTTGCCTGACTTCTTACGCTTTTGGACTACGACATTGTGTGTCGCACCCATAACTGGCATACCAGTTGGGTCAATAACTGGCTGACCCATTGGGTCATAGATTGGGAACTCTGTCGTATCTTGCTCGACAATCTCCATGCTTTCATCACTCATCAGCATTGCTAACTCGTCATCAGACAAGTCAAAGTAACGCTCTTTAGTGATGTCTTCTTTGTTTTCCCAATATGCCTTAATGATGCCGTTCTTCTGCATCAAAGCATCTTTAAACCAATCATGCAGAATGGCTACGCCTTCGTTGTCACGCAAGAATACCCAATTACAGTAATCGGTAGCTTGCTTGGCAGATGCTTCGTCTTGTGGGCCTTGTGGCTCAAAGATAACGATATTATCTGAGCCTGTGAAAATACGGA